TGGTTGAGAAGATTGATAATCTTGCCGTTGCGGTTGGCCACGGTAGTTTGTTTTTGGTGTTGATTTACCACGAATTGCGGAGGCTGCAGAGCTAGCCCCGACACCAACGTCGCGAATAGCATTTGATATTTTCTCTCCGGTTTTAAGATTTGGTAAATCTGTGTATGTTTTTCCGATAGCATTAGCTTCGGGTTGTGTAGCTGCAGTATAAGCAGCTTGTGCGCTACTATGAGCAGATAGCGCATTGTTGCGTTTAATTTGAGACGCAACTTCGTTCACAAATAATTTGTGTCCGGGTAATTGACTTGATTCATTGGCAGCTTTGACCAATGATAAATTCATGTTTGCACGATTTAAGTCTTCTTGTGAACCAGCCGCTGCCGCTTGTTCACGCTTTAACTCAATATCAGCATTCGCTAATTTCGTTTGATTATCTGCTTCAGTTCCAATTTTATATCCAGCCTGAGCAGATGTTGCAGCAGCGCCCAGGGCGCTTTGCATTTCCGCTTTCGCTCCAGCGGGGGTTGTAGCTCCCCCTTGTTGATAAGCAAGCATAGGGTTTAACCCAGCAGCTTGCATGTCGGCTACCGCCCTTTGATATGCAGTTGCAGATTGCTCAGCTTGAAAGCCCTGTTGTATTTGGGCTTGCTGAGCGTTAGCTTTGTTAGTTTCACGTTGGCCGAAATAGGAGGCTAAACCTCCTATCGCGCCACCGGCAATTGCGCCTAACATTAGAAGTGATCGATTAAGCCAGGTACAGAGTACATTGGCATTGGTCGAGCCATTTTGACATCAAAAAATGAGTCAAATAAGAATTGTTGGCCATTGGCTTCTGCTCCAACGGCTACTACACGACTAACAGGAGGCGTGTCCTGAATAAAAGTTGTATTCAAAGTAGGCGCAGATGTAAAGTTTTGAGCCAGATGCCAGCCGTCAATAGTGCCGGCAGAAGTTGATTTAAACAAACCAGTAATTTTAGATGGTTTGTAGCGATATTCAGCCCAGCGTTCTTGGTAACCAAAAACGGTGTTGTCAGCAGCTGAATCGCCTGTAACGTAGATTTCTTTTTGAAGAACAGATTGTTCTCCTAATGTTGCAAAGACTGGGAAGTAGAAATCGTAACGAGTGGATCTAGACCACATACGGTCTAATCCTTGTTGATAAGTGAGATCGGCGCGTACTGATACAAGACCGATAATTACGCCATGTTCAGTAAATGATTGAGTAAATCCATGATTATGAGCGAGGGCAGTACCCATAGCAGCAAGGTTGCCCAGAGGGGTAGTTGCTCCACTTTGTCCAGTAGCCGATGTTTGAGCAATCGGATTAACGTTAATAGGGGTCGATCCGCCCCCGAGATATTCTGGACGTTGTAAACGAGCGTCAGGACTGATAACGCCAAAGTGAGACCTAATAATTTCGGTATAACGAGTACCGCCTCGAGCGTCGCGCTCCAATAATTTTTGGATTTGAAATGATTGGCGTAATTGATTAATTGTTGCAGATGTTGCTTGTGAAAGATCTGCATAAAGATTTTGTGCTCCAGGAATAGGGTTTGTATTAGTGTTTACACCATAAGTATCGCCATAAGATTGACGGAAAGATCCGTCTCCAGCACGATCTAATACAACATATTTATCGTCAATAGAAGTACCGCTAAAAGTATCATATTTAATTGGAGCAGATGTACCTAAAGGTAAGGTGACACTCGCACCTTTTTGCGGCCATGGTAATGCCGATGTAAAGTAATCGTGGCGTTTGCCACGGCGTAATAGTGTGTAATCAGTTGAAGTATCAGGACCATCGTCCTTATCTACTACTACGCTTGTTTGTAAGTTTTCATCTCGGAACCATTCGTTCCAAATGAGATTGTAAGCACGTGGCCAGAAAGCACAGTGCGTAATTGTTCGTCCAGTATCAAGCTGTCCGACAGTTGGTAAGCCCATATAATCCTGAAGGCTGCCTACAGCATAGCCATCAGTTGGGCTTGTTTGTGTTGGCACAATATAAGAGATAGAGTCTGTTGGATTCTCTTGTTGTCCCATAAATTTTTGCCAGTTATTCCATATTAAGCGATTGGGTACAAAAAAGAAGAAAGAATCCATAATCATGTTATCCATGATTGGATATAAAGGCGTTGCTAGACGGGCAAATGCCGTCATTTTTAAATTGAATGTGTCTCCGGGTAGAACCTCGTCGACGTATACAGGAATTAAGTAGCCCGCATCGAAAGTAGTTTTATGAGTTTTTTGAGCGTCGAATTTACTTCGTGGGATGTCTGCTCTTGGAATCATAGCAAATTGATGAGTATTTACTGAGCGATTGCGGTGCATGTTTTTCCTTGGTAGTTTTCCGGGGGAAAGATAAAGCTCTTTTCCCCTCGGTTTATTTATTTAAGTTTAACTTGTTTACCTAGCGATAAAAGTTTTGGTTGTTCATGAAGATTGAATAGTCCAGTTGTATCGTCGAATTCTCCGAATTCGTAAAGATCGAAGTCGTCTGGGTGGTTGTAAAGCTGATTATCAGCATCAGAACGGTTAATTTCATCTGAGAAAGAGCGAATAGCTACTCCAGGAGATGGTACAAACATGGGTCTGCCGAATGCTTCAGCAACACGGTCTTTGACGGAAGCGAGGATAAGTTTCATTATTTTCCTAAGTGAGGTTACGTTTAAGTTTTTGAAGTTTTGCCATAGTAACTGTCTCTTTTACAGATAGTCGTTCTGGGGTATTGTCTTCGGAATTAAGTTTAGCATTATTTTCCCGCATGTAAAGTAATTCGTCGTACTCGTAAGGTTGGTCCAATTTATATTGTTTATCATAGTATTTTGGTGGTTTGACCTTTTTTCCTCGTAGTATTACGTAGTCTTGCGGGTATATATCCGAAGTATATTTTTTATAAAAGTCTCGCCCGATTCCGGGCTTTAAAGACATTTTATTGTATTCAGGCTGCAATGATAAATATTCGCCTGTTTCTGGGTTGATGCGTTTGTAGTGAGATTCAGCATCCTTCCCAGTTTGTTTTTTCATAATGTATCTAGCCACGTACGCGGCTGATTCGAAAGTAACGTCTCCAATGGTGGAATGACCAAATGGCCAGAGAGCTTCAAGTTCTGCGGATCTATATAACATAGAACCAGCGGAAGTCCTCTGCCATAGTTTTTTATCAGGAAAGTCGTATCCGAAGATACAGGCATGGAAGTGTGGTCTGGCGTGCAACTCACCATATTCTCCAGCCATGTAATAGCGGACTCTAAGTCCTCGGTTTTGGAGAGTTTTTCTAAGTCGCTTAAGGAAGCGTTGAAAGTCTTTGTGATCCAGCGAGCCATCGCTTGGGAGATGTGTATTGTCATATGTGAGAGTTATGAAAGAGTTTTGTGAATGTAATTGGGCTTCGTGCATGCAACGAATAGCCCATTGTCTTGATCGTTCTAGACGGCATCCAACGCACTGCCCACAGGGCAGGTCGAGAGATCGAACGATGTCATGTTTTCTCGTTTGGTCGAAAACAATAGATTTGTCAAAACATTGAAATGCTTTGAGAGGGTGATAACAAGGCATGTGAGGTGCCTGGGGGCTTTATTAGAGCCTCCAGCCTCCACGCATTGGCGTGTTACGCATGTTTGCACTTTTTGTATGGTGTGCATGTTTACGAAATGTCCTTGCGGATTTCTTTTTATTTGCTGGTCTGCGACGCATCATTTTTTTAGTCCTTGTTTATCGTATTTTGTGGGTGTGGTGTCACCTAGCACAGTTACATCAAGTAGGTAACTGTGCTTCCGTGATTTCAACAGGGGTAGAAATCACGGGTTTAGGGTTTACCAACCCTAATTTTTCCGCCTCAGGGCGGTTCGCTTCATCTTCGATGAATGCGATTAGTTTGCCAGGATTATTATCGAACCTGGCACGCAATTGAGCCGGTAAGGCTTCAAATTGCTCTTCAGAGGCGATTACTGCATTAAGAGCAGTATGGTAGTCATATACACCAGAGAAATCGCCATAAGTAGGCTCTAAAGGGCTTTGAGGAATAAGTCCAGTCATTCCAAACTTTTCCATAATATTATTAATATCGCACTCGTCTTTAAATTGCTGCTGAGTCAGAGTTGCATCCTCACAATGCAGCCCTGACTCATTTGACGCAGCAATCGTGTCATAGTTATACGGAGTACGTAAAAAAGGGGCGATAATTTTTGTCATTTTCATTCCATTGGTGGTTGAGAAGATTGTATCTCTTGCCGTTGCGGTTGGCCACGGTAATTTGTTTTGGTTTTTGGTCTGACTACAGAAGCAGCAGATCCCACACCTGAACCTATGTCTTTAAAAATCTCGCCAGATTCTTTTACAAGAGCAAGGTTAGGATTATCTCGATAAGCTTTACCAATTGATAACGCTTGCGGTTGCAAAGCAATAGTTCTTGCAGCCTGAGCCGAACTGGCTGCGCTTAAAGCATTATTTTGAGCTATTTGTGAAGACACCTGATCCACAAACTTCTTGTGTCCAGGAAGTTGAGCAGATTTGTTTGCTGCTTCAACTAAAGACAAATTCATATTTGCTCTATTAAGGTCTTCTTGTGAACCAGCAGCAGCAGCTTGTTCACGTTTCAAAACAATATCAGCTTGATTTTGATCAATAGATTGTTGCGCTTGCGCTGCGGTATGGTAACCGCTTAATGCAGATGTTGAAGCTGCGCCAAGAGCGTTCTGCATTTCCGCTTTGGCTCCAGCGGGGGTAGTTGCTCCCCCTTGTTGATAAGCAAGCATGGGATTTAACCCAGCTGCTTTCATGTCTGCAACTGCACGTTGATATGCAGTATTCGACATTTCTTCTTGAAATGCGTTTTGTATTTGGGCTTGTTGAGCATTGGCTTTATTTGTTGCTATTGTTCCAAAATAGCCTGCGATGCCCCCAAGGGCACCGCCAGCCAAAGCTCCCATATCAAGTGCCATATTAGAAGTGATCGATTAAGCCAGGTACTGAGTACATTGGCATTGGTCTAGCCATTTTGACATCAAAGAATGAGTCAAATAGGAATTGTTGGCCATTAGCAGCTGCTCCGACGGCTACTACACGACTCACAGGTGGCGTGTCCTGAATAAAGGTTGTATTCAAAGTAGGCGCAGCGGTGAATTTTTGAGCCAAGTGCCAGCCGTCAATAGTTCCGGCAGATGTTGATTTAAACAAACCAGTAATTTTAGATGGTTTGTAACGGTATTCTGCCCAGCGTTCCTGGTATCCGAATACAGTATTGTCTGCGGCAGTATCGCCTGTAGCATAGATTTCTTTCTGTAATACAGATTGTTCTCCCAGTGTTGCAAAAGCTGGGAAATAGAAATCATAGCGTGTGGATCTAGACCACATGCGGTCTAATCCTTGTTGATAAGTAAGGTCTGCCCTAATACTGACCAGGCCGATAATTACGCCATGTTCAGTAAATGATTGAGTAAATCCATGATTATGAGCGAGGGCAGTACCCATAGCAGCAAGGTTGCCCAGAGGGGTAGTAGTTCCAGATGCGTTTGTACCCGAT